GCGCATAGTTATTTCACCACCACCTAATAAACGTGCTCAAGACGTTATATTTAGGCTTCCACCACCCGAAATTCCACAATTTTTGTTTAATGATAAGATTGACCAGCGTCAAACTATCCACAATATCATGGGTACGCCTAGTGAGTTTAGTGGTAGTAAGTCAGGAGACGCTGAAGCGGAGACTTTGGGCCAGTCAATGATGAAGAAAAACCAGGCATCTGGCCGCCAAGACCTTTATGTTCGTGCCATCGACCGTTTTATGGATAGATACTTCCAGTATTTGGTTCAGATGATGGTCGTATGGTACACAGAGCGTCATTTTTTTGTATATAACGGCGGAGATGGTGAATTTGATTATATAACCATGCACAGAGACCTTATTGAAAACGGCATTGCAGTAAATGTTAAATCTGGAACTAGTTTGCCGTTTGATAAACACCGCCAAGAAGCAGTAGTGCTGCAATTAATGAAAATGGGCCAATCAATTTCTTTACTTGACGCTTATAAGCTACTTCATATGCAGAATCCGCAGCAATTGTACGATAACTGGGCTAAACAACAAACTGACCCTATGTCGCTTGCTCGCACAGGACTTGATGAAATGGACGATGCTAAAGCGTACATTGCTTATGTGGAAATAATGAACGGAACAACACCAGAAGACCCAGATGATTGCACTACGGAATTTGTACTTTCATTACGTAAACTAATGCTACGTGATGAATTCATGAAAGCGCCAAAAAAGAAACAAAATGTTTTCTTGAAATATGTTGACAAGGCTATAGTTTCATTATCCATGAGAACTGCACTTGACCAAATGAGCGAACAGGGTCCTGAAGCATTAAGTCCAAAAAACCCAATTCAACCTCCAGCACCAACTGGCGGTATGCCAGCAGGTATGCCACCAGGAGGACCACCGATGCCGCCTGGCGCAGCGCCTGGTAATGTGCCTGGTCCTATTCCCCCAACTGGTCCAGGTTCTTCCCCATTACTGGGCGCTATGCCTGGTGCCGCTGGCGGCGGAGTTTTGCCGTCAATTACTCAAGGTACTGGATTAGCTAACCCTGAAAATCCTAGAATGCAATCACCAGAAAACCCATTAACATTGCCCTCAATCTAAATATGTTAAAATAAAGTCATAAAGGAGGAAGACATGGCTGAACAAAATGATGGTGTAGCTGGTTTCACAGCCCCACCCGATTTGCAAGCAAAACTAGATAGTCTTGATGACAATCTGCAACCAATAGAAAAGGATTTAAGGGAAGATGACAAAAGCGCAGAAGTTTCAGAGGAGGAGAACTCTAAAGAGAATGAAGACTCTGAGCAAATTGAAGAAACAGCAGAAGATAATGAATCTGAGGAAAATGAATCTAGCGATGAATCCAAAGATAGTGATGAATCAGACACAGAAGATGGTTACACTATAGACGAAGGCGAAGAAGACGATGAGGAAGAAGTAGCATCTAATTCAACGCAAGAAGCTAAAGTAGCCGAAAACTTAACACCAGAACAACAATACATTTTAGATAATGTAAAATCTATTAAGGTACGTGGTTATGTGGGTGATAGTGAAAAGTTGGAAGTTTTTGACATATTAGCCGCAGAACAATTACCAGACGGTTTTAAGTTTGTAGACGATAAAGAACGAACACTTGCTATTAATGGTTTTAATCAATTAGAACAAAAAGCAGTTCAACTACAAAACGATTATCGAAACCAAGAAAGCCGCAAGGCTAGTCAAGAGTTTCAACAACGCGAAGATTCTGCCGATAGACAAGATATTGGTAGTTTGCAACGAAATGGTGAAATACCTAAATTTAAAGCAGACCCAGATAGTAAAAGTTTTGAAAACGACCCTGCAGTACAATACGTACAAGAAATATTAGACTACAAAGAAGCTAAAAATGACCAATATTTACAAGAATATAATGCAGGTCGACCATACAAACACATTGGTTTTGAGGAAGCATATAGAATGTTTAAAGCAGCAAATCCCAATAAAGGAGATACAGCTTTAGCTAAAGAAGATGCAGACCGCAAGAGTTTAGCTAAAAGGACTGGTAAAGCCAAAGGCACAAGTTCCAATGAGCCTAAACAGAATAAGCCTCAAAGCGGCATGACAAGTAGGGATTTAGATAATTTAATAGAAAACCTTGATTGGTAGAAGGAGATACTATGCACAATTGGTGGATAGCAGCATTAGAACATTTTGGCATCATTTCACGTGAAGAAGCCGAACACATATCAGAAGAAATACGACTAAGTATTCACAAAGACAGATATGTTGAAACATATCAGGAATTAGAACTGATATTAAACAAGCAAACAGAAGAAAAAACTTCCACTATATTTGTGCTTCAAAACAAAATTGCAGAACTAGAAGCTGCAGTTGAAACTTTGCAAGCTCAAAAAACTATTGCAAGTAAAAAATAAATACATTATACTTTGCTTACAGGCAAATTATTAGCAGCCCTAGCAATAGGGCTGTTTTTCATTTGCAAGTAATAATAATAAAAGGAGCTATACATGGCAGGAATGGTATTTACAGATAGGGTTTCAGATATAACCTATCAGAACATATTGCCTTCAATTGTTGACCAAATCAACAATTCAAATGTATTCTTGGCTCGTATCCTCTCCAAGCCTGGTTCTTGGAAGGGTGTATACGAAGCACAGCCTATAGAAATCGCTAACAGTACAACTGGTGGCTCTTTCTCAGGTATGGATACATTCCCAACGGCAGCCACTAACAATACACGTCTTATGACATGGTACCTAGCTGCATTCGAGCAGTCAGTAGTTGTACCAGGTATTGAAAGGGCAGTAAACGCTAACAACGAGAAGCAAGTTCTTATGCTACTCAAGACTCGTCTTGATGAAGCTAAAGTTTCAGCACTTCAAGCTGTTGGTCAGATTGCTTACGGTGTAGGCGCTGGAAAAGACTTCGACGGTCTTGGTCTAATCGTAGACAACGGCACCAACTCAAGCAGCTACGCAGGTATAACTCGTAGCACAAACACATATATTAACGCAGACGTTACAGCGGTTACTAGCGGTATCATTACCCTAGACTACCTCTCAAGCGAATTTGATAACGTATCAGCTGCAAGTTCTAACCAAGAAAGCCCAACTATCGGTCTTACAACAAAGACTATCTGGACTTACATTGAAGGACTTATTCAGCCTATGGTCAGCGCTCGCTACGAAACTTTACAGCTTCGTGGTTACGACCGCGTAGACGGTGGCACTCCTGCTGGACAATCACGCCCAGCTGGTGAGAAAACTAGCGGTTTCGCTGGCTTCAACGCTATCAGCTATCGTGCACGACCATTGGTAGCCGATGACAATTGTTCTTCACAGACTTTTTATTGGCTCAATGAGCACTACATGGAATTCAAACGCTTAGTAGATTCAAGCCTTCGCCAAATTTCTTCAACTGTTGAAGTTACTGAAGGTTACTACCAAGACGTACCATTCCCAAGTGCATGGCAATTTAGAGAATTAATTGCTCCTGTAAACCAATACGGTGAAGTAGGACTTTTGATTCTTATGGGTAACTTGATACATCGTCAACCTCGCCGTAACGGTAAATTAACTGGTATCACCAGCAACTAAGAAAGGATTGACATGGAAACAGGTATACGAACACTAACAAGCACAGACCTACGAGATACAACCTCCACCAACACCGAAACTCTTGGTGCAATAGGTCGAACAGCCGACGGACGTGAATTCCGTTATGTAAAAGCTGATGCCAGCGCAGGACTTGCCATTGGTAAGCTCGGTGTAGCTCCAGCAGTAACAGCAAACCACGTAAACAGAAGCCTTGATTCTACTAGCGATGTTGCCGTAGGCAGCAAAGTAATTAAAGTAGCACTAGGTGCAACTGCTGCGACTCAAGACCAATACGCAGGTGGTTACTTAATAGTAAGAGATGGTACAGGTAAAGGTGCTGCATATCGTATTAACGGTAACAGTGCTGCCGCTTCAAGCGGAACCACA